CCGGGTAATAGAAGGATAATCCATGGCCCAACCGTTGCTCATGGATGGGAAAGAAGTCCTCTGGACTCCTCAAGAAGGCCCACAAACCGCTTTGATCCAATGCCCTGTTTTCGAAGTATTCTACGGAGGCGCTCGTGGGGGAGGAAAAACTGAAAGCTCTATCGGAGATTGGCTTGAGCACTCATCAACTTATGGTGAAGCGGCAATTGGAATTTTTGTTCGGAGAAAGTTCAAGCAACTTGCAGAAGTCATTGCGCGAACCAAAATTCTTTTTCCGAAGATAGGCGCGAAATACAATGAGCAAAAAGCCGAATGGAAGATGCCCGGCGGTGGACGGCTTAAATTCGTTTATCTCGAAAGGGATTCGGATGCCGAGGAATACCAGGGCCACAACTATACACGCGTATATGTGGAGGAAGTCACTAACTTCCCATCGTCCAGTCCGATTGACAAACTTCGTGCTACTTTGCGTTCTGGTTCTGGTGTTCCTGTCGGAATGCGGCTTACTGGCAATCCTGGGGGTCCTGGACATGGGTGGGTAAAGCGGAGATATATCGATCCAGAGCCGAGAGGCTATAAAATCATCACTGAGACTGAGATTATCGAAGTCGAAGGCGAGAAGATGGAGGTCTCTCTGAGCAGGGTTTTCATACCCTCAAAGCTTGGGGATAACACACTTCTAATGCGGAATGATCCGACCTATGTTCTCAGGCTCCGACAGTCAGGCTCCGCAGCTCTGGTCAAAGCCTGGCTTGAGGGCAACTGGGACATCGTTGATGGGGCCTTTTTCCAAGAGTTTAACGAGGAACTTCACTGCAGATCAGCAAAGATTCTCAAGGAAGCTCCTCCGCAGACAGTTCGCTTCCGCTCATTCGACTGGGGGTCGGCAAGACCCTTCTCAGTCGGTTGGTGGGCGATTGCCGATGGAACCTGGCCTAGGGAGAATCCGCTCCCCTTCGGAGCGATCTTCCGCTATCGGGAATGGTATGGGGCTTCTGGGCCGAATAAGGGGCTCTTGATGACAGCCGATGCTGTTAGTCGAGGGATTCTGGACTTCGAGCATGAGGAGCGAATTAGGTTCGCAGTTGCTGATCCCGCGATATTTATTAGGAATGGTGGGCCTTCAATTGCTGAGAGTATGAAAGCTTGTAAGTGGCGGCGGGCCGACAACAAGCGTCAGCCAGGCTGGGAACAATTCCGCCAGCGACTCGTCGGAGAAAATGGCATCCCGATGATGTACATCGCAGATAACTGCGAAGACTTCATCCGAACTATTCCTATTCTTCAGCATGACGATGGAAACATGGAAGACCTCGACACCGATGGTGAAGACCACGTAGCAGATGAAGTCCGCTATGCTTGTATGTCTAGGCCCTGGAAGCCGAAGTTATCTCTAGGCCCACAGAAGCTCCGGCTCCCTAAACTCCCGAATGAACTTACAATCTCTGAACTCGTTGAACAGAACAAGCGCAAACGCTTACAAAAGGAAGAAGCCCGTGTCTGAAACAAATCCTGGAGAAGTTATCCCTCCCAAAGGCGGCGAAGCTCTTTACTCCTTCTGGAATGGGGAGATTCTCTCAGCACTGAAAAGGGAGAAAACTTATCGGGATACCAGTCGACAGATCATCGACATCTACGAGGCAAAGAAGCCTGATGAAACCCCCTTCGCGATTCTGTACTCGAACACGGAAACGCTTATCCCGGCAGTTTATTCTCAAACCCCGATTCCGATGGTGCTTCGGAGGTTCAAAGATGCCGACCCGATTGGGAAAATTGTCAGCGAAGTTGGCACCCGGACACTGAAGTACCTCGTCGAGGCAGATTCCGAAGCCTATGACACCTTCGATGATACGATTACTCAGGCAGTTCTCGAGGGCCTCCTGGTCAATCGCGGGGTGACGAGGTTCAAGTATGTTGATGGCGGAAAGGCTTCCGAAGCGGTCTTTGGTGAAGCAGCTCGCTGGGACAAGTTCTTCCACGGCTATGCCAGAAGCTGGAAAAAAGTCCCTTGGATTGGCTTCGAATGGGATATGGATCAGGATGAGATCAAATCCAACTTCCCTGATGTAAAGATTGATTTCACAGATACTTCCTACATGGGGGATTCTGAGCAATCAGCTAAAGACAAGTCCGAGAACGACGAACTTGCCGGCGTGATGAGTTTCAAGGTCTATGAGATTTGGGATAAATCCGAGAAAAAGATCATGTTCTTCTCGCCAGTTTACAAGCAGGGTCCGTTGAAAATCGTCGAAGACCCTTTCGGGCTATTGGGCTTCTTCCCTGTTCCGAAGCCGCTGAACTTCACGAAGAAGGTTACGACACTGATTCCGACACCGCTGTATCAGTACTACCGCAGCCAGGCTCAAGAGCTGAACAACCTTACAATTCGATTGAAGGCCATCATCCGGGCTATCAAGTACCGTGGCATGTATAACAACACTATTGAAGGGATTGACAAAGTTCTTCAAGCAGATGACAATGAACTGATTCCTGTCGAGAATGTTCAATCTATGCCAGATGGGACAGGGATGGATCAGCTGATCTGGACAGTTCCGATCAATGATCTGGCCGCGACAGCGCAACAGCTGTACAGCCAACGCGAGCAAGTCAAGAATGTGATCTATGAGATTACGGGGATTTCTGATATTCTCCGCGGGGCCAGCGTGGCTTCCGAAACCGCAACTGCGCAGCAATTAAAAAACCAATGGGGGACTTTTCGGCTTCGTCGGATGCAGAAGGAAGTTCAGCGATATTGCCGTGACTGCATGGCGATTATGCTGGAGATCGCTGCAGCGAAATTTGATATCCAAACTCTTCGCCAGATGACAGGACTTCCTTATCTGACAGATAACGAAAAAGCCCAGATCACTTCCAAACACCAGGAGCTGATGGGGCAGTACCAGCAGACCGTTGCGACGATGCAGGCCCACCAGCCACCACAAATCCCTGGGCAACCGCCAGCACCTGCTCCTCAAACCCCGCCACCTCCGCAGCTTCCTCCGCAGATTGCTCAGGCTCTTCAAATGCCAAGTTGGGAAGATCTTCAAAAACTCCTCCACGACAGTATTGGGCTGCGCTATCGCTGCGACATTGAGACCAATTCCACAATTGATTCTGAGAACAGTCAGGACAAGCAAGACATCTCTGACATCATGAATGCCATGAGCCAACTTCTCAATGGTCTCGGACCTCTGATTCAGGAGGGCGTTATGCCCTTCGGCGTGGCCCAACAATTCATGCTGGCAATCGTTCGGAGGTATAACTTCGGCAGCCAAATCGAAGAATACATCGAGCAGATGCAGCCTCCACAGCCTCAGGGCCAGCAAGGTCCAAAACCTTCTGAACAGGCCCAGGAACAGGTCGCTCAGATCCAAGCTAATGCGGATCTGCAAAAAGCCCAAATGCAGATGCAGATGGAAGAGCAAGAGTTCCAGCACAAGCAAACCCTGATGCAACAACAGGCCCAACTCGATGCCTTGAAGCATAATTCCGATCTTCAGGCCCATAGTCAGCAAATGGCTCAACTCGCTCGCGACGAGGCTCTGGCCCAGGCCAAGCACGAGCGCGACCTTCAGGCTATTCAAGCCAAAGCCGCTGCTGCCCGACAGCAAACTCAAGCCCCGTAGGAGCACTGCCATGCCTCTTTATTCTTATATCTGTGCTGAAGGTCATCCCTTCGATCGATTGCTTCCCCTCTCGGATTACAAAGCATCTCAAAAATGCGCTTGCGGAGCCGACGCGGAAAAGACTATTACTGCCCCAAGGTTCTTCATTGTCGACAATACCGGGTATAACTGCCCTGTTACAGGTGAGTGGATCAGCTCCAAACGCCAACATGAAGAGAACCTTCGAAAACAAGATTGCCGAGTTTTGGAATCTGGGGAAAAGGAAGCTAATCTGCAAAGCAAAGCAGACTATGAAGCCGCTCTCGAAACCAGGATCGAAAACACAGTTGAAAGAGAAATCGAAGCTATGCCATCTGAGAAGCGTGAAACTCTGTACAACGAATTAACCCGAGGTGGGGTTGATCTGGCGTACACTCGCGCAACTCCGAACTTGTAAGGAATCCTGCCATGACCGAACAAACTACTCAACCTGTTATTGAATCTCAGCCAGAGTTCGACACCACCTCTGCACTAGCAGACATTTCTGCCGACCTCTTCGGGCAGGGGGAGGAAGGCGAAGATGCCGGTGGGAAAGAACCCTCGGCTGAGGGGCAGGCGGCGAAGGCTCCGGCAAGCACCTCTACTGCTGTTGAGCCGACGTCGCCTGCCCAAACAGAAAAGACAGGTGAGAACTCCACGGCTGTTCAAGCTGTCGGTGCTCCGGAAACCTGGACAAAGGAAGCAATCGCCAAGTGGGCCACGATCGATCCCACTGTTCAACAGGAAATCCTCAAGCGCGAACAGGACATCTTTAAAGGGATCGAGGAGTACAAAGGTCGCGCGGAGGTCGGGGATAAATATTCCCAGGTCGTCGCGCCTTACAAACCGATCCTGGATCAGGAAGGTATCGATCCTGTCCAGATGTTTCAGAACTTTGCGTCGAATCATTACCTCTTGTCCCGTGGCACCCCGGAGCAGAAGACTCAACTTGGGGCTTTGATGATTCAAAGCTATGGTTTGGATCTTGTCGCGATTGCGCGGCATCTGGATGCAGCTGGGACTTACAAACAGCCGAATCCGGAAATCCAATCTCTTCAAGCCAAGATCAATGAGCTTGAAAAGAGCCAACAGACCTTCTCAGCCCGCGAACAGGAAGCTGCTCAATCCCGAGTTATGCAGGAAGTCAATGACTTCGCCAAAGACCCTGCTCATCCCTATTTTGATGAACTTGTCGACGACATTGCCAAGTTTATCAACTCTGGAGTGTCCACCACTCTCCAGGACGCCTACGACAAGGCGGTCTATGCTAACCCAGCAACCAGGCAGAAGGAGATCGATCGGCTGAAAACCGACGCAGAAAACTCCGCGCTGGAAAAGCTGAACAAGCGTGGACAAAAAGTCGCAGCGGCAACAGCTGCTGATCTCAGGGCAAATCCAAAGCCTCGGAGTGGAACGACCCCGATTGGTACGATGGATGACACCATGGCCGAAACCCTTGCTGCTATCAAGCAGCGCTCCTAATCAAAGGACTGACCAATGGCAACTCCGAGTGCAACCTTTACGGAACTGGTCTCCACCACGTGGCGCCAGCATTCCAAAGACGTCATCGACAACGTCAGCAAGAATAACGCGCTCTATGCGCGGCTGATGAAGAAGGGCAATATGCGGACTGAAGATGGTGGTCTGACCATCGCGCAGCCGCTGGACTACAACAACAATGGGACCTATCAGCGGTATTCGGGATATGATATTCTGAACATCCAGCAGTCCGACGTCATCACAGCGGCGGAATTTCAGTGGCGTCAGATCGCTCTGAACGTCGTGGCAAGTGGTCTCGAACTCCGCAGCAACTCCGGCGATTCGGCGATTGTCAAGCTGGCCAAGGCCCGTATCAAGAACGCGATGCGGACCTTCAAGAACAACTTCAGCTATGATCTCTATGCTGATGGTACGCTTCCGAACCAGATCGGTGGACTTCAAGCCATCGTGGCCGATTCCGGCGTCGGCGTGGTTGGCGGTATCGATGCTAGTGCCTGGTCGTTCTGGGCGCCGGCAGTGCAGTCTGCAGCCAACCCCATCCAGGGCGGCGGTGCGGTCACCCCTTCCTCGACGACCATGGAAACGCAGCTGATGCTGCCTCTTTGGCTGAACCAGGTCCGCGGTGATGACAAGCCAGATCTGATCGTCTCTTCGAATGATTACTTTACGTTCTATGAACAGAGCCAGGTCGCGATCAAACGCTACACCTCGGCCGGCGATGCTGATGGTGGTTTCACCAGTCTGAAATACAAGAACGCCGATGTGATCTTCGACGGTGGCAGCGGTATCCCCGGCGCTCATATGTACTTCCTGAACACGGAGTACTTTGAAATCGTGGTCCATAAGGATGCGAACCTCTCGGTCCAAGATGACCAGAAGCCCTACAACCAGGACGCTGCGGTCATTCCGGTTCTCTGGATGGGGAACATCGTCTGTTCAAACCGCAGGCTGCAGGGCGTGCTGAAGGCGTAATTGCCGGGGGGTTGAAATTGCAAATCCCCGGTAGTTAAGAAAGGACTCTCCAATGAAATATGCAGTTGATGGTATGATTGGCAATCAGCAGATTGCCTTCTACGGTCTGCCTGATTCGACAAGTCGGATGCAGACGGGCTTCCTCGCACAGGCCGCAAATACCTGGTGGGGTTCGGGTGAATTTCTCTATTGCTACTGTGCGACGGCATGTCCGCAGTTTGCACTGGTGACCTTGACCCAGACTCTTCAGTCGGCAGGATGGCGCTATGACGCAGCACCGATCGCGAATACCGCAAACCTGGGATGCATGGTCGGTGTGGCCTGCGTGACTGCAGCGGTCGGCAACTACTTCTGGGTCCAGGTATCGGGTATCGTTCCGGTCTCTTCGACGGCGAGCGTGGCGGCAGCAGCAACCTTCGGTATCGGTGCGGCCGGCCAGGCTGGTGCACTGTCCTCAGGCAAGCAGATTCTTGATGCAAAGATCGTGGCCCCCGCGACTACGACGATTGTCAAGGCAAACTGCTATGCTCCCGGCAACGCGACTTATCTGTTCGTTTCGAATGTCGATGGCTGGTTCAATGGGATTTATCTCAGTGGAACTGGTATCGCCGCCGGTACGACAGTCGTGGACATCGATCCAGGTGAGAACAAGGTCACCTTGTCGGCCGCGACGACAGCCGCTGTTTCGGGTTCCGTGACGGGAACTTACAACAACGGCACGATCTACTACAACGTCGCGCACCTGAATCGCTCGATGGCTCAGGGTCAGATTACTTAATCTGATCTTGTTGGAAGTCCCAGGGAACTCTCCCTCCCTGGGACTTTTTCTTAAACCCTGCTCAGGAGATTATCATGGCAGACGAACCAAAACCCAATTATATTGTATTCGAACGCCGGGCTGTAGAGGACCGCGCAGCAACAGTCGAAGCTGGTCATTACGTGGCGAAGGATGTGGACTTCGTGCTCGTGACACCAGCAGGAACGCGAGATCGCCTGGAAAAGGAAGTCACGGATTGGCTCTTGAGCTTGGAAGAAGGCGTCAAGCAAGAGCGTATCCCGGCCTCGTGGTTGCAGGCCTATCGCTCGGCTTACAAACAGTGGAAGGATGGGCAAGAAGTTCCCGAATTTGGAACGTCGATTCTCAACTGCTCACTCTTCTCGCCTGCTCAGATCAAGATGATCCAGGCAGCCAATATCCGCACGATGGAAGAGCTTGCTGAAGCGACAGAAGAAGGGCTTGCCCGGATCGGTATGGGTGGGCGGGCCCTGAAGTCCAAGGCTAAAGCCTGGTTGGACTCGG